ACCAGCGCAGTCGTGTTGATCGTCCCGCCGCCATTGACCGAGGTGATGGTCACAACTTCTGCGTTGCTCAGTCCCCAGCCAACCACAACTTGCGCTCCATCGTACATCGCAGTTTGGTTGGAGACCGTGATGATCGGGCCAGCGGCGAAGTTCGTGCAGACCGCCTGGACGACATTTTCGAGTAGATGGTATGAAATTTCGCATAGGACATCGCACACCGTCCTGAGGCCAACACCGGGATTCGCCATGCTTCACCACTCCTCTACGCCGCCGCATTGCCAGAAGGACGCAGCGGAGGCGTCTGCCAGCCCGCAGTGTCGGCCTTGAGCGCAGCCTTGGCGTCTGGATATACCGGAACCGCAGGACGGTCACCAGCGGCCTCTACGGGCGCGGAATCGCCGTCTGGCTGTGGAATGGCTTCGGGATGCGTTTGATCCCAGTCGGCAGGCTTGTTGACTCCGAAGAACTTTGTTCCGCCACATCCGGGGCATGTGGTGAGCATCGTCCCCTTGGCTCCGCCAGCAACCGCTTCCTCGATCTGTCCGGTCGCATTGCACTGAAGGCAAGCGGCGACGAATCCTCTGCAAAAGCACCTCGCGCAGGACATCGGCTTCGCAGGGTCGCTGTTAGTACACCAGCACTTCTCAACACGTCCATGTAGGTCTTGAATTTTCATCGGTTCACCTCGTCTTTGAATTGTACCGCTGTTCGTCTATCGCTGCGTAGTGGGGTTGGCCACTATCTGAGCACCAACCGAGCCAGAAAACACGAATGGATCGCGCCTGTTTTCCAGAGCCGTCATGCGCTTCGCATCTGCAAGATACGATTCATAATCGGCCATCGACGCCTTGAAGTCCCCGCCGCCCGCCTTAAATTGCAGGTATGAAGCTGCATATTTCTCCAAAGCCTGAAATGTTTCCGAATGGAACGGAACCGCTTCGCTCCCCCCGTACGGCCACATATCCGTCACTGGCGATGCGATGCCGGTGAGAAGCACAGTCTGTGCTTGCGCAACCGATGGATGCACGATGAACTTTGTGAAGCCGAGCGGCGCCCATGTCGTGATCGAATCGCCGATGTCCTGCTCCCAGTCCGGCCCTGCCACCTGCGCGCCGTCGAGGTCTTGCATCGTCACTTTCCAGACTTCGGACACTGGGCCTTGTAGCCCAGTAACGGCAAATACTCCCTTGGGAACGATCTGGAACGGCGTGTTTGGTTGCACCTCGAACGGAACGCTCACGATCATGTCGGGTCTACCGACCAGAAGGAGAAGATCGCACATTGCCTCCATCAAAGCTGAGGTCGCCTCATTTTGGCTCCAGAACACAGGACCGTTCTCTACGGATTCATCGACCCGGCTATAGAGATACGGCAGGAGTGTGCTGATCGTCGCCATTTAGATCTGGTCGAACCGCGCGATGAATGTATCGCCGGGAGTTGAGCCGAACAGCCAGTATTGATCGGTCTGATACGCTTGCCCGGTTCCGGTTGTCGGATTCGAGTCCTGCCAGTATTGCGGAGGCCCGCCGGCAAACATCGAAGAGTCAGACGCGTTTATGGTCGAGTCGGTTCCGAGATAGATAGCCCCGCTCAGAGTCACAGGAACGATCTGCACATGGTCGGAGGTCTCACAGAGTACGATGTACTCTCCGGAGACGTGGTTCTGCATAAGTCCAGTGACGGTGATCGAGGTTGGGCTCACAATGGAAGCAATGGTGCCCTGGTCGAGCAGGCCGCGGTTCGCCGTCGTGAAGTTGGCCTTTGGGCCGACGGCTACACGATCGCCCACCTTCATCCCAACACTGGAGGTCACGGGCACGGCGACGGGAGCCGTAGTGGTTCCGGGGCGATTGGTGCCAGTGAAGCGATCGACAGAGAAGTTGACTGCCGCCGTCAAAGTTGTGCCGAAGACCGGCTGCGATGCCGAGGCTACCGTCTGGATTCCCTGGAATGTCCGAATTGGCATTTGCTACTCCTTCACTGCAAGTATAACTCCTACCTCGTCACCGTCAATCCTAATCCTTCATGCGTCCTACTTGCGTTCGAGGACAAGTACAGCGCGTTGTTGTCCATGAGCTAGGTAATAGGCTCCCCACAGACGCAGTTGTAGGCGCAGTAAGCAGTGCATACTGTGAGTAACTAGATGGGTAGTTTACACTATTGAATACAGTACTAGATGGCGTGAGGTAGGTACCAGCGGGCTGCTTATTATTGAACGTCGTCCAGTCAATTTGCGATAGATAGCCATCCACCGATGAGGTTGCCTGGGCCATCGAGCAATTCACGCTCGATCCGCTCGTCGTGCAATCCACCGGGGCTGTGCCCGTGACCGACGTGAGCGTGTTAGTACCAACTAAATTTGTCCCATCGTTCCATACGCTTGCAGTATTGCCGTTGGGAATAGTGATACCAGTTCCGCTTACGCCGATGATCTGGATTGCTTGCCCACCCGTAGTAGCATTCTCGATGGTGAAGTTGAATCTTCCAGCCGGCGCAATCAGGTTTCGTGTATCAGTCAAGGCAACAGAGCTGGTTACCTTGATGTACATCGCACTCGTCTCAAGTGCTGTCATGGTGCGATTTGCGTCCGTAGTCATGATTAATGTGACACTGTTGATACAGGGGAACCCTTGGCACCCAATGTTGCCGCTTAGATTGATCTGAGGCGCGGGAATCTGTCCCTGCATCACGCCGGACATCATAAGAAAAAACCCTAAAATTCTCTTCATATTAGCTCGCAATCTTTGGTCGAAATGTTCCGGTCAGTGTTAGAAACTCCAAACGCACCTCAACACTTTCAATAACTAACTCTCCGTGTAGTACACGACACACGAACCGACCTGGGTTGCCGGATTGCCGTAGGCAGTGTCAACATTCTGCCAGTTAATCAAAAGGCTGGAATTGAAGCGCAGCGGTGCTTCCTTGAAATATCGGTACCCGGTCCAATAAGTTACTGCGTCGGATGTGCCAAGATTCTGGCCCTGAAAAGCAATTGCCTGCCCACACTCATCGCCACGCGTTAGTCCGTTCTGCCCGTAGAATTGAGTGCCAAAGAAATCCTCACACCCACGATAGGTAAAGGTATTCCCGTCGAATGCAATTACAGGAGCTAATTCAAGCCAGTTGGTAGCCCCATAAATAGCTCCCGCTGCTGAGGAGACAAAGTAAATGCTTTCCAATTCACCGGTTATACCGGTGGTGGACGGGAAAAAGGTAGTAACCTGATCCGGCACAATGGAAGATGTTCTCCAATCGTTCGTCACCATGTGAAAGACATTCTGTGTTGCGGGATACAGCCCCGCTGGAGCTGCTCCCGAATAGTATTCAACCTGAGAATAAACAAAGATTGATTGAACCGTTAACAGTAGTCAGCACCGGAGAACCATTACTCTTCAACGATCCCGTACCACTCGTAATCACATTCAGGCTAGTATTCACCGGCTGCGTTATCGTCTGCGTTGCCATTGGGTCGGTCTTTACCAAATCGGTGGGGACCCCCAGAATCCACCCGCTGACGCTGCAGACGTAAGATGTGTTCGGAGTCGATGCCGTATTCAAGTACGGTTGCCCATAGTTGGCTGTTGTGCAGGCCACTGGGATTGAAGTAGGAAGCCCAGCACCAGTGATGGCGGGCCACTTGATCTGCGTGGCCGGGTTAATCTGTTGTTGCGCAAAAGTCTGTGCAGCAAGCAGAAGCAGCAGTGGTCCGATGAGTCTCTTCATGCTTTCTCCTATCCTAGTGAACCCTACGCGCTGTCATGCCGCTAATTCTCCGTGTATGCGTGAGATTAGAAGCTCCAGATGCACCCTGCCGTGGTCTTTGATAGCTGTGTGACGATAAGATTTGTGACGTGCGGCCCAGTCGGAAGAGTCACAGCACTGGCCGATCCGTTAATCGTTTGCCCGCTCACACCTTCGACTACTGTTACAGCGTTGCTGTTGGTGACGTTGATTGTATAAGTCGCTCCACCCTGTAGCCCATAGCATGTCGGCATGGTGATCGCCGTGTTGGTGGCAGGAGTGACCAAATTGAATACTTGGCTATTGAGCAGCGTTGCAGTTGTTGCAGTTATTAGGTTCGGATTTCCTGCGTTCTGGCCACCCAAGTAATTCATCTCTGCAACAGCCTCAGCATTCATTGCATTCTGACCGGTCTGATTGGGATGCGTGCCGTCAGACAGAAAATCTGAGCCAGAATATGCGCCATCGGCACCTAACAACGGGTTAGATGAAAATACAACTTCCCCCGCAGCCCCCCATGCTTTCCAGTTATCCGCTACGATAGCATCCCAACTATTTTTAAGGCTATCCATCGTAGGGTTCCCTGTTGCATTACTATTCCCAGTTCGCGAAATCATGTCTGCGACTAAAACTTTGCATCCGGCATTCGTATACTTAGATATAACCCCCGCCATGTTGGATTGGATGTTGGCAATGGTCCCGTAAGATCCATAGTATAGATCGTTAGTGGCGGCATCCAATATCAACCAAACTGGACCGTAATCCCCTTTGCAGTAAGTAGCCATGCGATCTGGCTCCATCGCAGCTATCTGCCAAAGTGTTATTCCGACTACGCCAAGTATTCGAGTAGTGTATACTGGCTGTCCGGCGTCCAGCGAAAAGGATGTGCAGTAGGGAGTGGTTACGCCAAGACCATAGGTTATCGAATCACCAACACAATTAATCGTTGGGACTGCCTGACGAATGTTAATTGGGGAAATCTGTATACCTCGCGCAAGGGCGTCGGACCGAAGTATGCTATCAACCGCCTGAGCTTGGCTAGGCGTAAGCTGCTGAGAAAACAAGGTAGCTCTCGGCAACATCCCAAACAGGCTGTTGTTTGCAAAAACCCCCGAATTTACTGAGCCTAGATAAAAATTACCTCCCGCTGGTGCATAACCTCCATCCGTTGTCTGGTTTGTGTATCCTGTTTCTTGGCCGTCAATGTAAATATGGGTCAGCCCGGTTCCAACACCCGATCCAATAGTTACAATCGCTGTGTGAAATCCGCTAGTTGAATTAACGCCTTGCGTCCCATTAGCATTATTGGCATAGATTCCTATGCCAAACGACCCAGAGGCAGACCCACCTCCAACAGGGTGCAACCAATTTAGGATATTAAATCCACTCCCAACATTCGAACTCGTCAGAAATGTCCCGAAGGCTGGGAATGCTATTCCTCCAGAAATAGTCGGAGGAATGTTGTCATAAAAACTAAACGCAAACGACTGTGCTGCATTGACTGCAGACGGCAATAACACTCCGTCTCCTCGTGTGTTGTCATAGACTCCGGTAGTTAGGTTGGTATTGAAACTCAATCCCTGCGGAGTTACCGTAGGAAGTGTTGCACTGCCACCGCCGAGCGTACCGTCATATCCATTTCCGCTACTGTCTATCAATGTCGTACCAACCACGTTGCGCGTGTCATAGTCTGCTAGTGGTTGGTACGGCCAGTTGAACGTCCCCGTAATAGTTTCCGGAGTTAGTACCTTGCTGGGGTTCTCAACGTATACCTGCCCCGGTGTCGGCGCGGTCGCAGAGACGGGATTGCCCTGAAGCGAGGTCGCGTTGCCACCACTGCCACTTCCCGGATTGCATGGCTGCCACGGTCCTCCTGATGTCGCTTGGCAGTATAGTCCTATCGCGGGTGGAGTAAAAGAAAGAGATCCAAAACCTCCAGAAGAAGTCCACGGGTTCCATGTGCCAGCCGACAGAGATAAGTAAGCGGCCATTGGCACAGGCTTCTGCGCCCCAACCGTCAGCGTCAACGCGAGAATTGAAAGCAGTAAGCAAACTTTTTTCATGGCTTCCTCTCAGTCATCCCCTCTTCGCCGCGTCAGTGGCCCATCGCCACCATAGTACGACGGCACACAGCAATTACCCCTGTTCTCGTTCGCCGGAACACTCTCGTCAACAAAGCTCGACTTGTGCTTCATCGCGTCGCAGGACAGGCGCGCGTTATCCTCCGGCGAAGCGATCTCCACCTTCGGGACATACTGCCCATACTTGCCGGGGACGATCGAAGGAACGTACTCCTCCGTGTACCGCTTCGCCAAGCGCGACTGGTCAATGAACCTGCCCTGATTCATCGACTTCGAGTTGACGCTGATTTTGTGGTCGCCGCGCTCCACCTGCCGAAAGGTTCCTAAACCGTCAGTGCTCATTGCTGTACCCCCGAAAATTTTCTCTGGTAGCGATCTCCCACCGTGTATGCCTGCTGCTGCTTCGGCCTGTCCCAGTTCGCCCGATCCATGTTCGTCGGGATGTGGTTGAAGTGGAACCGGCTCTCTGCCTCTTCCAGTTGCCGCCTACTGGTCACGCGAACTTTCTCGCCGCGCTCGTCGTAGATATGCTCCAAGGTGAGCGACCCATCGTTGTGGAACGGGTTGTCGGGGTCAGCGATAACAGTATCCCGCGAGCAGCCGCAGTCCACGCCCAGCCACTTCCCCGCGCTGAAGCGTGTACGAAAAACCGGGACTCCACAACTACCACAGGCTTGACTCATAACTCGTATCCTCCTCCACTTCCTCCAGCCGCGCAAAGATGGGTCGCATTGAACAGTGCGCCTCCACTCTGGTAGTATGGCATATCCTCTCCCATCTTTGTGACTTCAGTACGATAGAGATTTTCGTCGGCGTTGGCCATGCGAAGGATTTCTCCCTCGTAATCTTGGCGCTTAATCCTCGACTCGGCTGGATCGTAGTACCTATTATTCTTGGGGCCTCCGATGACTAGCGCGTCTGCAATTACGTCTTTAATAATTACATCTGCGCGAAAATACGGAGGGAAGGGATCAGAGTCGTTTACCAAGTTGAATGGTTGGATATATGCTTGGAACGGAAACGCTTGCTGAATCCACGAAGCGGGATAAAGCTCTTGGAGATACGAACCGTCCTGCGCAAGAGGCATCCCTGCGGATATATAGGGGAAGTTCTGGTTGGATCTCCAGGCGTCCAGGGTGTTGAGTCCGTCTTGCGTCCAGTGCAGATCAAACTTGTAACCAAGTTGGGTGTTAATCATGGTCTTCAAGTATTTGACGTTAGGCCCGAAGTTGAAATAATACTGAACAATGAAATACCCCGATGTAACCGAAGGGCTGCCCCAAGGCAATTCGAGTGTCAACGTCTGCGGCGTTGCTGTGTCATCCACGGCCACAATCGAGTAGATGGGGCAATTGTAGCCAATTCTGAACTGTTGACCAACGAGAGCCTGCGTCCAGACGGTGCCCGTGCCGACTACGATAGGCGACCCAAGGGTAGTCGTCGCCTGCCCCTTTGTGGTGGCTTGTGGTGCGATCACTTGCCCTTTGACGAAGAGGCTCGCCCAGGTTTTACGGTCTACCGTTCGACGGAGTGAGTTGTTGAGAAGACCGAGTATTTTAGGTTGGGAGAGATCGGGATTCCAGAACTGAACTTGTCCGATCGCCTGCCCAGTATTCATCTGATTGACCGCGGGGTTCGACCCATCAGGAAGAACTTGCTGTGGTATCACAACGCCCGGACTCGGAACAATCGGCATTCACCCTCTCAGATAACAAGAGGGAGAGGGCGACTGCCCCCTCCCTTCTTAGAACTACGAGCCGTCACCACCCGAGTACGAGGGCTGCCCAGGAGCATCCGCTCAGATCGGTCGAGGCGGCAACCTCTGTGAATGCTCCACCGCCGCTGGTCGAGTCCACCACCTTCAGGTTCAACTGCGTTCCAACCGCAGGAGTCGTCCCAAAGAGAGCCGTTGGCTCGACGAACTGCGCGAGGTAGGTTGCGCCCGCAGAGTTGGTTCCGAGGAGCATCGCGCCCACGAGGTAGCTGAGTTCGACTTGAGCCGCAGTGATTGGATATCCGCCCGTAACGTAGTCGGACACGGACGGCTTGAACGTGAATCCGTTCATAATACCCGACTCTCCGAGGAAGTACCGGATGTCCGGGATTTTCGTGATTGTCAATGCCATTGCGAGTTCTCCTCAAACAGGTTCAGCGCAGCCGGTCGTTCTCCACGATCAGACGATGAGCGGGACGTACAGATCGGCCAGGTTCGATGACGCTGCCGCAACCAAGATACCGGCGACCTCGTTCGTGATGTTCGATCCGGGGGCAATGTACGCGTTGGCTCCAAAGGTGCTGGATGCACCGATGATTACTCCGCCAGCTGCGGTTCCGGTCGTGACATACGCTCCAGGCAAGTATCCGCCCACCTGAATCCAGACGAAGTTGCCATTGACCAGAGCGGCCTGCTGCGCCGCAGTCTGCCCGCTCGCCAGTGGGGTCGTGGTCGTGTTGAACAGCAGCCAGCCGGCAATCAGGTTGATGCTCAGGGCTTCGGACGCCAGTCCGGTGACGGTCGTGAAGGTGTTGTCCTTCCAGTACACAAGCTGCGGCCCGGTCAGGAAGTTCTGGCTGACGGTCGGGTTATAGCGAACGTACTTGAAGTAGTTGTTCTGGCCGATCCCCTTGGTCGCGGCCCCAACTACTCCGAGACTCAGCGGAGCCTGGTAGATGCTGCCAAGCGGCTGGTTCGCGCCGTTGTTCTCCAGTGCCGTGTTGTACGTGTCAACCGCCGTGTAAACGGTGGTTCCAGCGGTGAGCGGATTGGTTGCGCCAAAGTCCGGGTAGTCGATTCCGAAAGCCATGATGCTTCTCCTGTGGTACGAAAATCAAAACCTTGCCAAGCAGCCGACTACGATCAGCCAGTTATTCCGGCCAACACAAAGCCCAAGCGAGGTGCGCTCACAACGATGTTGCCGCCGAAGATGCACTGCGAAGCCGCGTCGAGCGAGTTCGGCAGTTCCTTGAACCCGGTCCAGCCGAAGCCGAAGAGTTCGTGGTCGGAGACCCATGCGTTGAGGAAGCCCGTATTCATGCCGAACAGGTATCCTGCCGGGCAATACTGGTCAACCACGAGACGCCGGTTGTTGTACCGGATGGCCTCGTAGCCGTAGCTAACCAGATCCGGGGTGGCATCGGCGACGCGCTGCATCGGGGTCAGTTTGTTGAAAATCTGATTGTAGATGCTCTGCGTGGTCGCAAGCAGATTCGGCTGGTGATTGCCGAAGGTGGCCTGTCCATACGCCTTCTGGAGCCCGGTCAGCGACAGCGGGCCGGCTACGTTCTGGTAGTAGCCGTTGATGCCGGTGTTCGCGCCGGAACCGATGGCCGCGCGCGCGATGTTGCCGTACGACGGGTAGTTGGTTCCGTCGTCGTACCCGGCGAGGATTCCGTCGAGCGCGATCTGCGAAGACACTACGCCCTGACCGTCGGCGAAGAAGTCGGTAGCCAAAGCCTGCACGAGCGCCTGCGAACCGTTAACCATCTTCTCTTCGACGTAGGACATCTTGGCGTCGGCACCGCGGTTCAGCGCGAGGTCGGTGGCGCGAATGGTGACGTTGGCGTAGTAGAACTTCACGTTGAACATCATAGCCGTGTCCGTCTGGACGTAGCTGATGTCGAATGTGCCGCCCGGCGCAAAGGCGCCGGCCTTCAGCGGCGCGTACTGGATCGGCTGCTGGATCTGGAGACCGCCAGGGAACGACTTCTGGCCCTCACTCTTGAAGATCAGAGTGAATACCGGGGAGACTTTGTAGTATTCGTCCACGATCTCCGGGATGATGTGATTCGTGGTGATCGCGCTGATGTCGTTGTATGTAAGAGCCACTGGAATTGCCTCCGTTAAAAATCGTTATGCTACGTGCTCTCCGCGCGATTCGAGACGTTCCTCAAGAGCGCGCGCAGCCTTGTCCAAATGTGTTCCTGAATCGGTTGACCCGTTCGGCCTCTTGTGCAGCATGGTCAGCATCGGGCTTGCCGCTGTCGGCGTAACTCCTGGGACAGCACCGGATGCGCGATCCTTGAGCTTCTCGCGGACGCCGGACTCAATTCCTGCGGCAACCTGCTTGTCGATCCGCGCCTGCCGCGTCATGTCTTCGTAGGCGTCGGTGACGGTACGGAAGGGGCGACCGATAGCAGTGGCGGAGTCAATGTGCGCCTGGAGCTTCGCGTCATCCATGTCCTCGCCGAAGTCTGCGCGGTTACGCGCATCGAGACGGGTAAGGTCTCGGACGATCCTGATGGAGTCGGCGACTGCTCCGCTGCGGAGTTCCGCGCCACGGGCTTCGACAATTTTGTTGACGCCTTCCTTGATCTTCTCGTCGATGTTTCCAAGTCCGTCAAGCCGCGCCATGATCTGCGCCAAGGTCTCATCTCCGGCTCCAGTGGCCGAACGAACAGTGGGAGGCGCCTCGCGCACACGCGGCGCAGTGGGAGGGGTCTCGGTGTCGCCGTCGTAGAAGCTCATAATCTCGCTGGCGCGGCTAAGGCGCGTCACAGCATCGGGGGTGGCGCGCAGCTTGTCGGCTGCTTCTTTGCCCAGGAACCCTTCGAGATCGGTCAATAGGTCTGCCATAATTCACTCTCCTCGTCTTGGTTAATCTGCGGTGTTTGATCCCGTCGTCGCCACGTCAGGGGGTGGTGTCGCGGTGTTCGATGATGCGTCAGCAGGGGGTGGTACAGGTGGAGGTGTTGCGTCTTTGTCGTCGTCCAGCGTCGAAGGATCGCCCTTCAGAACGTTGGCGACTGCATCCTTCATAGCCTTCTTCGCCACGGTGAGTTTCTCGGCCAGGGCTGGATTCATGGCTTCCATCTTCTTCAGGGCTTTGAAAATCCCATGGAAGCCTTTCATCAACTCCTCAACGTCCGCGTCTTTCTTGGGCGGAGGCATGGGGCCGGGCATAGACGCCATGTTCGAGTACGGATTCGGAGGGGCTGCGGCTGGCTCTGGCATTATGCCTTCTGGTTGCCGGGGTAGCCGGTCTTGGTGTTTACGCTCGTGGGCTTGCCGCCGAGCTTGCCGTCGTGAACGGTGTCGCCGAAGATTTCAATGCCACCCTTCGACAATGCGACCTGCGGAATGCGATGGCCGAAGGACTCTTCGGTGTAGCTCTGGCCAGGCTTGGATTTCGTTGCCATGAGAATTTGCCTCTCTCGTGTTGTGGGAGCCGGATTACTCCGGCCCCCGGATTGGTTGAGGAGCAGCGCGAACTTAGCCGCGCTTGCTGTGACGCTTCGCCTTACGTTCCTTCTTGCTGCGCTTTACGATCTTGCGTGCCATTGTTTCTCCTTTGGGTTTCCCCATCGAATCACGGTTTGATTTGAGTCAGCCTGCACTGACTTTCAGGCGGATTGTTTCTGCCTCGCCTCTTACGTTGCTACAACGGAAAACAAAACGCAATGCCTCACACACGCTGAGAAGCGATTATTTTGAAATTATTTTTTAGGCTTGAAAACGCTGGATTGGCGCACACTGCAAGCATCAACGGCTATTTCTTACCGCCATGATGTCCGCCGCCCGCCGCGCCGATGAGTCCTTGAACGCCCGCTGCCTGCATGGCTTCCGCAAGCAATTCCTGCTCGTTCTGCTTGATGTCGAAATTCGGATCGAGCTTCAACAACAGTCGCGTCCGGCTGATGTCCTTATTTTTTCTAAGTCCGAAAGCGATCGTCAAATCCTCGCTTCGCTCTGCGGCCATGTTGAGTTTGCGAATACTGAAGCTCATCGAACGCACGAACTCTTCCGGCTCCATTCCCGCCGGTTTCATCTCGCCATACGACTTTGTGAAATCCGAATCCAGAATCCCTGTTCCGCCGAATAGTTGCGCTCTGCGCTTTACCGGCGAGAACTGCATAATGTTCGCTGCGGTCATCGCGCCAACTTCCGTGAGATAGCTCTTGAGATTCTTCCCCATCAAGCGAATGTTGACGGACTTGCTGTTGAGAATCATGTCGAGCGAATCGCCGCTCGGGACCTGCTTCTTCTGCAATGACTGGTTCATCGCCGCAGAGCCGGAGGACATGTCCTGCTCTTTTTCGAGTCCCTGTTTGACGGCGAGAACGTACGAAGCAAGCTCAGGCGGCTTGCGAAACTCAGGAATCTTCGGCGTGTTGTTGTTGTACCGCAGCTTTCCACCGGGCGCGCCGGGGTCCATCGAATCCCACGACTGGTCAGAGAACGCGGCCTTCGGTGCAATAAGCGTCGGCTCGATCGCGGCATTGACGGTATCCATCACGCCGCCGTTGATGCGGTTCAGGATGTTCTGAATTGCTGCCATCGGTTCAAGTGCCGACAATCCTTTGGAACTCCACGGCATCCGGTATGGTCGATACTTCGCAAACGGATGATTTCCGTGCCAGTAGGGATTGCAACTGTCCGCAAGAATCTTTCTTCCCGCCGATACGACGAGACGGCCACGCGGATAGATCGGCATTCCAGGCTCGACGATGTAGCTCCAGTTCGCATTCTCCGGCCCGACGCGGAAACTCGTGCTCGACTCGTTCTGTGAATCGTCCTTGAACCAGAACTCCTTCATCAACGCGATGGGGTACTTCGTGCCGATCATGCCGTCTTTCTTCTGGCCGAGCATGTTCTGGAGGGACTTCGGGAGCTTAGACCACTGCGATGCCGACATTTTCGCCGGACGCATCATCTGTGCCGGCTGGTTCTGCATATTAGAATCGGGCTTGATGAAATCCGCAATACTACCATACCTCCGCTTGAGGTACTGAAGGGTTACAGGGACGCGGTAGATGACGCACTCCGCCTCTTTGAGCTTGTTGTCGGTGCCTACTTCCATCAGGTTGACCGGTGAGATTGGAATGTACTCGTTGTCGCCGTAGCCGTTGGCGAGCGCGGGGTTCCACTGGACTTTCCCGTAGCCGGTGTGCAACAGCCCGTAGATTACGGTCTGGCTGAGGTCTCCCTCGAAGTCGGTGTTCTCTGCCCAAAGGCTGATGTACTGGTTCAGTAGGCTTTCGAGTTCCGAGAATCCTTCGGGGTGGTCGTGGAACGTGACTTTGAAGTCCGGCAGGATGTCGGTCAACTGCCCCACCATCTCGATGAACTGGCGAACGAAGCGGTTCTCGACCGGGCGAGAGCGACCAAACCGAGCCTGCGGACTCCACTGGCGCCCCTCTATGTAGTCGATCAGTTTGCCGGTAAGTTTGAGTTCCTTCGAGTCCGAAAGCTCGCGCTCCGCCTCGTCGTAGACTGATTCAGTCCATTCCAGCACCTCATGTTCGAGGCGTTGTTCCGGCGTTTCGTTGAGTAGTTCCGCAGCGGCCATAGTCGATTTCATCCTACCGCGAAATGGCTGCGGAGTGGGGAGTTAGCGCGAGAGAATTTCTAGTGAAGGCAGAAATACAACGCAAATCCAAACACGATGGCGATAAAGGGGAGCATTATGTTTTTCATACCGGAGCCTGAACGCCTGCCCCTTGGAAGAGGGACTGCATGAGAGAAATCTTCTCTTCCGCCGTCTGCAACTGCGCTTCGAGGGTCTTCGCAACTTCGAGCGCAGCGACCATCTCCGAGCCGTTCTTGACCCCGAGTTTCCGCAGATGCGCCGCCTGTCCGCCGTCGATGATGACTGGCTCGCCGACCAGATAGAGCCGCAGAATCGACTCGACCGTGGCGTTGACCTGTGCCGGATACTTGGCCGCGAACTGAGTCCAGATGTCCTTGTTGACCCAGACCTCTACCTTCGTATCGTTCGGTCCGGGAGTCTCCTTCGGGATGAGTTTGATTAGTTCCGGCTCCATCGCCATGAGTTCCGCGTAGGCTTTGAAGACGTGTCCGTTTGCGCAGCGGAAGGCGTCCGGGTCGCGCACCAGTTCGACGACCTTAAGGGAAGCGTTGCTGGTGATGTTCGCCAAATTTCGGCAGGTTGGGCAGTACATCATTGCTCGGTCTGACATAGTGTTCTCCTCGTCTTTACCAATCTGAATCGTTGGAACTGTTGCCGCCAATCGCGGCTTGATCGTAGGCCGCTTTGAAGCTCGAAACCAGTGCAGGCACGATCTCATCCGATGATAAACCATGCGCATGTCGCAGTTTGAACTCCGCGCTGTTTGGGTCGTCATACGTCGGAGAGTACATCGTGTTCGCCTTGCAAATCAGGATGGGCTGCACTGTCCACCCCGGCTTGCCTTCGATGACGCCCAGAGCAACCAGCCTGTCCTGATACTGCCCCCGCTGGCGCATGATGTTGTCGTAGACCCCATAGACGTTGATGTCGCCAACATGCTCGGATGAGGAGCGATCGTTTGCCGTCCCTTTGAGGTGAGTTGTCGTCTCCCTCATGCAGTAGAGCGCGATCATCAGGCCGAAAACCGAGTCATCGTGATTTCCCTGCCCCTCCATCCTTCCGCCGGTCGATCCGAAGTCGATCATCTCGTCCAGAAGTTCGACGGAGCGCAGAATTACTCCGGGATCGCCCTTGCGGTTGTGGTGCAGCAGGGCTTCGTTCATCGTCGAGATGATGGCGTCGCGGGTCTTGATGTTTGTGACGAAGTGGAAATACGGCTTGTAGGCGCCGCCGGGCCGGTCCTTCATCCGTTCGCGGTAGAGGTTCGGGTAATCCAGTTCCACCAGTTTGTCGCCGGTCGAGATGCCTGGCCCTTGATACTCGGTCGCAACCTCCGCTCCGTTGTACCAGTAGCCGAGAGCGCAGTTGATACGCGCGAACTCTTCTGGAGGGCAGTGGCCCCACCATTCGGCAACCTGCGTATCCGAAGCAGAGCCCTGTCCGCAACGGAAGACAGAGGCCACGCTATAGTCTCCTCCGTAAACTCCTAATGCTGAATCACTTCCGACGTAGTACGTCTCCCCGACTTCTGGCAACTCCCAGACATGAAGCCGTGCCGATGGCCTGTCGCTTTTTCGTTTCGTCAGAATCTCGTCGTCCATCACCTCGCGGATCATGTCTGTGTTCGGAGTTTTGTTATCGAATGCCAGCGAAATCTCACCCGCGAAGATCGGCTTGCAGATGTACTTCATCTCCTGTTCTTCGAGGGATTCACGGTCGAACGCGCAGATGCCGGATGCTTGGAACGCTTGCGCCGGGGTTAGCGGATACGATTCAATGAATCCCGCTTTCGCTTGTCCCCTCTTCGCGGCGAGCATACCGATTCGATGGAAGTTCCAGAACTCTTTCGGGATGCTGAAGTGTTCTTCCTTCTCAACGCGGGAGTTGAACTTTTCTTCGTCGTCTCGCAGCGTGAAGGCGTCACGCAGTGCATCGTTCTTGGCCGGGTTCCGGCGATTGAACGGCAGGTAATACTTCTTCGACCGATAGACAGGAATGAAGACCGCACGGTATCCCGTGTCTCCCTCGACCGAGCCGCGCCATTGATCGTAGAAGAATCCTTGCCGCCCGAATCCAGTGGATTCGATGACAGCAAACGTATCGCGCGCATTCATCGACGGCTTGATGTCAGCCTCGAACATGCCATCGTCAGGCCATCTCGACGCCTCGCTCGCGTGAAGATTACGCAGTGATCGACCGATGGCAACTCCGCTCATCTTCATCGCGTTCGAGCACTTCAGAATCGAACCAAGTCCTGGGTTCACGGATCGTTCCGCGTCATCCTCGCGCTGAAATACAATCTCGTCACCCTTCGTCTTGTAGAGGAACTCTGGGCGAATCCACCACGGGAGCGCGTGGTAGGCGTTGATGCTCATGTTGTAAAGATGCTCAGACGTGTCGCCGTTCTGACCGACGATCATCGAGTAGGAGTTCGGAACGAAGATGGTTCGGTGAAAAATGGCTCCGGCGGTCCACGTCGAGATTCCCGACTGCCGCGGCTTCACGGCGATGATCTTGCACTGGCCGTTCTCCGCCAACTCTTCTTCGATGGCCTCGTACAGAATCTCCTGATACTCGAACCACGGATAGAACGATTTCCAGTTTCCGTTTTCGTCTTGGATGCAGTGGTAATTTTCGAGGTAGTAGCGCAGGTATAAACACTGCTCAGTCTCGCCGTAGATAAACGACTTGTCGCTGTCGTCCAGCATCGAGTAGGCGACCTTCTGGTTCTTGTTAGCGCGGACGTACAGGTCATCGAGGTATTCGATGGCATCGTTCAACGTCGGGTCTTTGCGAGCAATACTCACTCGTCACCCTCGTCGTCGCCCTCGTCGTCGTCATCCTCTTCGGGGATCTCAATGCCAATCTCCGCCAACTCTTCGGCGATCCCGCCTTGCTCTACGTCTTCAAAATCTGCGTCGGGTATGCCAGCGTCATTGGAAATTCCCTTGCTCTCGCGTATCTGGCGCAGCCGGGTCTCGTAATCGAATCCACGTCCGCTCACCGCCCCGTCTTGCTGGCCCCCGGCGGCATTGATTTGCTGATTGAATTGGATTCCGCCGCCCCTTGGCCGCGTCGTGTCCATGAGGGTCTTCATCATCTCGACACTCTTCAACCGGGTTGCGTGGTCGGCCACCTTGCGCATGATGACGTTCTTGCCGCGCCCAACATTCTCGGTCGTCGTCGCCTTCATGCCGTCGATGAGGACTTTGGCTGCTTGCGGCAGGGCTTGGCCGATAATCAGGCGGTTTACTTCGAGATCAACTTCCGCGTTGTCGAACTGCGCGCGCCAGAGTTCGTGCCGCCCAATCGCGGCTTTCACTGCCAACTCTGTCATCTTGAATCGAACGGCAAGCTGGTCGTCTGTCCAGCCCTTCTTTTTCCCCAGCCAGAGTTCGCGCTCCCGCTTCGTCGTCTTCGTGATGAAGCCGGGGGGAGATTCCAAAAGTGCCAGTGCTGTGTTGGTCGCCATTGCCTATGCCGGTACTTTCCTGTTTTCCACGTAGAGTTCGAATCGTTTGAAAGCGGCCTCTCCGTCGATCAGGGCACCCTCCCTACGCGCCGCCTCTTTCCCTTGCTCGTAACCAAACTTGAATCCCTCTTGCTCTGCCGCTTCTTTTAGCCGGATGAGGTCTATCTTGGTTGCTGGGTTTGGTTCAGAGAGGCATACCATCACCTCGTACCACGGCATCTCCTGCCATTCCTCCTCGCCTTCCCATCTGACCTCCAGTTTTTCTTCGGACACACGGAATTGGATGAATCCACAGAGATGCGGATTGCAGGAAGTGGACTCCACCGTAAACGTCGTGCCGACAGTCGCCTTCATTCCGCCGCCACCCCAGAGAACAATGGCGCATCATCTTCCGATTGCGCCCTCTGGTCAGCCTGATCGAGCCGCGCTGACTCGCTAATGCTGGAGTATATCGTATCGCCAGCCGCGTACTCTTCGGGGAGCAAGTCCGCCGCGCCTTCGGGAACCTCGTGCGTCACCAAGAGAGCCTGAAGTGTGCTGGCAACCCTCACCAGCGTTGCGGACGCATTGAAAATCTTGATCGAAGCCGCCTCCAGCGCTGTAGGGTTGAATTTGCCGATGGCATCGCGGAATCCAGCATCGTGCGCCTTGAGCGCAGCCGCCAAGAGCTTATCCTGCCTCTCCTGCGAGGTCTTGATCTCCTGCCGGATGCCGGTGAAGCTCGACCGCGCGCCATCGACAAGGACGGTCAAGTCCGTCTTGTATTGCGTCAGAAAGGCGGCGAGTTCCTTGTTCGCCTTCTGCGCCCGGAGATGGAGAATAATCAGCGCGGCAAGCCCCAAGACGATGATGAGCAGGATGAAACTGGCGAAGACGGAGATGATCGAGACGGCTACCGTGGACATGAATTTACTGTACGACGCTTGCAGTTGGATTGCAAGGGAAAATAGAACGGCTGGCGACCTCGACCCATGCTTACCCTTGGAAGAGGATGGGGAGATCGCCAGCCAGATGAGATCGCCGCCAGGCAAGCCCATACAAACTATTATGACATAAATTATGGGTTAGGGGTTGCTTTTTTTTTCAACTAGTGAGAAATTGGAATACGAGCTTACCCTTGGAAAGATAAGCCCGGCACCTAAATTCCCGTCTCCCGAACACCTGGAGCCGATAAATAAATCGCCACTATAACGACACGGAAGAGTTGTGTCCGAAATGAGGCGTGGGGGAATGGTCGGCTTATTGCGAGCTTCCAGAGTCCTCCGATTCCGCGAGACGGCCAAGAATTTTTGGTTGGGTAGGAACTCACTCTGGAATAGGCAATGCGCTCTCGGGCTCACTGAACCGACAGCACACGCTAAGGCTAATGTTGCGACGGGCGAATACGCTTTCGTGCGCACTCATTAGTCTTGGTGCGCCCCCAGGTCTTCAGTCCCGACATAATAGAAACAAAGACAAAAGCAAAAGAACAGTAGAAACTTAATGGATTTTATGTAGAATCAGATTACTGAGGTGCAAGCATGAACCGCCCACAAACACTTCGATTTCTCATTAAACAGCAGCGAATCATCGGACTTGCGCCACAAGAACTCCATGCCAACATAGGCACCATCGACGGATTTATCCTCGAAGCAGGATTACGCCCCGTCGTTCCGCCGGACACTCGCAGTTTGATTGATCGGATTCGCCGACCCAAATCTGGCCCCGTACCCCAGTACGAGTTCGATGGGTTGAAACTGGTCTGCAACCCGCAGATCCCCGGCGGAGCGATCATCCTGCGACCGGCGATGCTGATGGGCGACCCCGACTGGCTGGGCCATGTTCAGTTCAAGGAATCCCCTGAGATTCCTCAGAATGACGAGCAGGGTGGCCTACAGCGTCTTCCTGCGGACGGATCGACTCCGTGGCTCACCAAGGGGCAAAACACGCCACAGCCGCCACAGGAGGCCGCTGGCGACCCCGTGCAGCAACTTCAGCAAGAGTGTGGGGCTGACTGTACCTCGATACTCATCAAGGCAATGGAGGGCATGGATTCGGTCGATGACGTTGTTGTAATGAGATTTCACAAGAGCGGCGACGTTTCAATGTGTTCGAGTATGGACAAATTCCGCATAATCGGGGCCCTGCAGATGGGAATGGCCTACGCAATGCGGCATAATTAGTTGACGAGTTCCTTTGGCGTCGGCCCTTCGTCAATCGCCGAGGTCCGCCGAACTTCCTCTTCGAGGCAGACTTTGACGTAGCTCACGAGTCCGAGGTTAGCCGAGATTCTATCGCGGCACTCATGCCAACTGATCGAGCCGTCACTGTGGCTGATAATAAGCATCGCGTCTTCCGCGTCCTTGAGTTCGTCCAGCGTGTCCGCGATCATCTCTTTTGCGCTGCGTTCTTTCATCGTGTTCCTCCCCAGTCCGATTCTTTGTCGATTCCATAAGGTAAATCTGTTCCTTCCGGCAGCATCCATAGGATTCGTATGTGCATCTTCGACACCACCTCGCGTGGATAGATTTCAACTCCGAGTTGGTCCGCGCCAAACAGTTCGTTCTTGATGCGGAGAACATCGTTCCATGTGACCGGCAACAAGTGGCCGTGGTGGGCGATCACAACCTGGACGACCCCGCCGATACTGGTTGCACAGTTGAACGTCTGCACCTCGAACTTCGAGTTCGCATAGATTTTCGCAACGCGCTTCATCTGTGGAGAGGAGTCTCTAATCTCATCGGTGATTGGCACTTCTTGCCACGCGGTCCAAACCTTACTCATGCGCTGCATCTTGTGACGCTCTTGTGTGGCTTTGCTCAAAGTTGTGCCTCTTTCTTTTTCCACTCATCGTCGCTAAATGCGCCGGGATGATCGGGTGCATGATGCGTCAAAACATCGTACCCCAGATTATTTACTTCTAGCAGTGGACCGCAGGGGCAATCCTTCGATAGTTCATGGTCGCCGCTACGAACATACTCGCCCTCGATCACAACGCACGGCATGACATGGAAGGAAATAAACTCGTCGTCATCGTCCCACTGCTCGTAGACGCCCCAAATCATACTCATGGCATCATCTCCAATACGTCATTGATTGCGTCTCCTCGCTCGACCATTGCGGTTGAGTAGCGAAGGACTCTCCATCCAAGTTTTGTTGCTTCGTTGTACTTTTTTGCATCTCCCTCAAATCCACCTCCGAAACTGTGGCGCGATTTGCCGAATGAAGTTCCACCCTCAATCTCGACTGCGATATTCCTGCTTATGAAGGCGAAGTCGAATCTCCATTTTCTATCGCAGAATTGGTACTCGCGTATCGGAGTCAATCCGTACGCCTTGCACTGGAGCGCGAATGTTTCTTCGCCAATACTGAGCGGATTGGGGATTTTGCTCACTTCGGTTCTCCTCGAAAGTTGATGTCCGTCGCGCACATAGCCCTCGGTGTCCTCAAACTCGCCGCCGCCATAGGCGTTTCGATTACGGGCCTTCGACGTGGTACCAGATAACTCACCGAGTCCATACGGCGGGTCGGTGATGACGCAATCTGCCGTCAACAACGGTAGGAATTCACGCGCGTCGCCGTGGTAGATTGTGATGCCGCCATGCTCATAATATGCGGGCGGGACGGCTACCGGAGTAGCCGCCGTGGGGGAAGGGGTATTGCTCATTGGACTCCCTTTGGCGGTTCGGGCAATGGCATCCAGTGAGTGACACACCCTACCCATTGCCGTGCGTGTTGGTCACCGAAACATCTAGCAATCTCGATCCAAGAGCCGATGCCGTTTCCGACGCGGTAAACTAGGACATCACAATCAGTTTTCGGCAACCGATCTTTCACGCTGATCCAGGCGGGAGCGGCCCCAGATGGAGCCGCCGTGGGGGAAGGGGTTTGCGATGCGGAGTGTGACGGAATCATTGTACGCGCTGACCTTTCCATCTCTTTTCGTAAAGTCGTTTCTGAGCCTTCTGATCTTTCGAGAGCGGGCCAGCTTGCAGTGATTGATGGAAGTCAACCTCGTCAGGTTTGTGCCGGTGGCAGAAGATAACCGGGCTGCTGAATTTTCCCTTGTAGACCTCATCGCAGATGTAGCACTCAGCCGATTCAAATACGCGTTCATCCATCATTTCACTCCTCTCGCCCGCTGGGGCTATGCCCACTGGTTTGTGTAAATAAGCTGCATGTAGATTACTCGGCCTTCATCATCGCGCCACATTCGATACCACTCAAATACTGGATTCATTTCACTCCTTTCGCCGCTGGGGCTACTGCTTAGTCTTCTAAAAGCATTGCAAGATGAGGTGTTTTGTCTGCACATCTATCATGTACAAACATCCTCTTTGGCTCACAGATAAACTTTGCCATGTCCTCATCCGTCCCCATTACAGCGGCAACAGCAGGAGAACCTAACATCATTTCAAGCCCAGCATGCCGCCGGATAGCTCTTCTGTCCAACATGGCACGCGATATTTCCACGACGTAGAAAACCGGCAGTCCTTCTGAATCCCCGATCTTTTTGTGACATACGCCGCAGCTTCCTAGAGCAACCAGCTCCGCTTGTTTCATGCCCTTCAACTCTTCAGCCATCACCGTACCTCTTTCTCGCCACCCACAGTCCGAGAATACTCCCAGCAACAAAGTTCGCAGTAGACGACTCGCTCCATCGTAATGTAATCAATTTTATCCTGCCATCTATGAGGGCATTTCCCCGGCTCTAATTTGGAAACCGCTTCCGGCACATCTGGCCCTGGGGCGAGTAACATGCGGCGCTGCCACTCGGTAATCATCCATATCCACCCGTTGTATCCGTTTAATGAATTGCTGAGTTTCACGCATTCTTTGGCTAAGGATCTTAATTGCTCCTTCGTCGGAACAATCGGGTTATCCAAGAGCCATCTCAGGGAGGCTTCGACGGCGATCCTTGCGATGTGTAGTTCTCCGGGCCCATGGCCAGGGATATAAGTCTTCATCTTAGATGAAACTGCTTGCCAAGCCGCTGTCAACATACCTTCAGGAATTACGATCTTCTTCTCCATCACCTCACCTCTTCAATATCTACAACCTGCTTTTCGTTCCAACTGATCCTCAACTCGCTGTCCCAGTGCGCTGACTTGTGGCCAGCATCGAGGACGCAGACAGCGTACTTGCCGACCTGCTTGCGGATCGCCCCGCAGGGTTTCAACTGCTTCAGGCACCGCTTGCAGGTGATCTCCCCAGGGTTTATTCCAAGCTTGGCAATAGTTACTGGAACATTGCACATCGGCTGCCCATCCTCGCCAAGATAGTGAATTCTCATCGCTTCCCTTTCCCCGCCATCCGGTACAACTGCTCCACCTTCTCAAGACCGAGAAACTTCAAGATCGTTCCGTCCGGCATCCGAACTTTCGCAACCACGTTCGCCAGAAAAGGGGCCGAGACACCGATCTTTTCCGCGAACTCTTTCTGCTTGAGGGCGCCCTGCTTCGCCTCCAACATCTTCACCACGTCGTCCCGTGTGTAGTCGCGCATCAGGCGATCTCCTCGACCATCTGGATTCTACGGCCAATCCAGGCCATCACTGGTACTGCCATACTATTTCCGAGTGCGCGGTATCGCGGCCCATCGGCGGTTTTCGCGCTGATCTTGGTGTACCCCGGCTCGGAGTCCTGAGACTGAGAAATCTTGGCAAGGTGTTCCTCCGACCAGAACGTCGATTGCTCCAAATTCATCACCTCTGATCTTCGTGAAATCTCCTACATTCGGAACATCTGGATAGTGATGCGCCAGCACCGCCGACGGAAATTTCTCGATCTCCGCCACCGCAGCGCACTCCCAAGAAGGCCAAGCGACTGACGCCGCCTCAATCCCCGAACATACACTCAGAAACCGCATACCAGAGTTTCCCACACTGGAAAGGTGGAGTCAAGAGAAATCTTTACTTTTTTGGAAATAACTTAGAAGGGGGATTTGAGGAAATCGTGCGGGAGTGATCATCCGCCGAAGTCTGACGGGTCATGGGAGGGCCACCCCTTGATCGCGCGTTCCCGCCGCGTCGTCGTTCGCCTCGCGCGCAGTCGGGCCGGCAGGGAGGGCCGCACACCTCGAAGGGGAGGGGGCAACGGCCATCACAGGGAGGGGGCAACGCATCGGCAGGCGGAGAACTTGTGCAGCGGGGGCCGGGGGAATCTGAATCCGGCGCGCGCTATCTGGATCCGAGCTTCACCGTCTTGGCCTTCGCCGCGGGCTTGGTATCCTTCGTCGGCTGGGGCATGGAGACGGGATGGATCTGGGGCATAGAGACGGTGCGCTCGTCTCTCCCGAGGTAGACGGTAGCTGGGCGCGGGGCGGGGCGGGTGGGAGTTGATCGACCGAGATTGACGGGTTGGACTGGCATTGGGTGAGACCTCCGCCTGTAGGGTAACAGAGACGGAAGGCTCGCAGGGGGCTTAGAGGGGTAAAAAGGGTGGTGGGGTAATATGGTCGAATCGCCAGCGGCGCGTCCTGGGGCGTCCTACGGAGGCAGTTTCAGGCGATCCGCTCGCCGCGGGCGCACTTGCCCCTGTGACCGGCAGATAGGCGGCAGGCATAGCTCTCGCCCTCCTGCTCCAGCCATTCGACGTGGGGGCAAGGCTCGACCGGTGAGGCCGCATCGACCTGCATGGCAACCGGCGCGATATTACCGGCGCAGATGGCGCGCAAGGCCGCCAAATCCGGCTTGACCGGCGGCAGGACTTCACCCACCAGCGCGACCGGCGTTGACGCGACCGGCGCACGGTAGGCCGCGTGCTCAGAGAGCACCTCTAACGCGACCTCGCGGATGCGCGCATCGAGGCCAACACCAGACTCGCGTATCAACTCGCGCACAGATGCCGTCTTGTGCCAGCCTGTACGCTTACACCCAGAGCACAGGCGGGACGGGATCGAATCCTTAGCCAGCCAGACCCGGCCACATTCCGCATGCTCACATTACCACGCCCTAACAGTGGTCTCCATCGTAGACGCTCCCATGTTCCCAACGTAGACTAAACACCTGAACCGCCGTCTACAGGGTAGATATTAGTCTACCATCGGTGATACAGAATAGACAAGCGCAACGCCTACCACCGCACACAGCAACGGCGAGCCGTAGCCCGCCGCGCTGCCATTGGAAGGACTCAGCAGACATTCGCACCATGGTTGGCTGCTATCGTCGCTCGACCTCGGACCATGCTGCGCAGGCATGGCAACCCGACGTCGCCCAGTAATGACAGCATACCACAACGTCAAAGACCACCCCGAAGAGTGGTCAGAGACGGTTGACAGCAGTGCTTCGAGACGTTGAGGCTTCGCGGTCCCAACTGAGAGCATACCACAGCCATCTACTAGCGCAAGTAAATAAATCTGCGTCAGACCTTGCGCCGCGCCCACCCAATGCCCCATGATCGAACTGTTGATATGCAGGGCTGGCGGAATCCCCTAAACTTCTACCTACCCTAAAAGCTGGCCATCGGAGAGATCCGACCGAGGCGAAAACGCCCCCAACAGGCCCAGGCAGCGACCAAACTGTAAACCCAGCCAGGCCGCACAAGGGGATTCCGAACCAATCCGAACATAAATGGCCTGTAATCAATAGGGTAGATGTGTGCCTGCATGGTGCTCGTGCTCAGAGGCAGGAGTGGGGGAGCGAAGTCGCGCCCTTTCCCCATCGCGGAATCAGCCCAAACGGAGCAACATGAGTGTGTCTCTCTATACACATATCGCATGGCGTAGTAACCATTTTAGGGGGTTACTTTCGTTGTAGATGGAGGTTACTAAAGTCGTAACACTAAAGTTGTATTGCGCAGATTGCATGGTAGATCTACTGTGATTGTGTTGCTGCTCTCCGGGTGTCAGTAGTAGAGGGAGTGGACAAACAGACTGGGTGACAACACAATGATGAGCAATCGTACCGATACAATAATTATGATCATCATAGCGATGACCGATGGAACCGCTAAAGTTTTTTCCAGCCAGATCAACGCATTCAAGGCCGATTTGCACCGCTTCGAGCGTATCGCGGTTGCATTGGAGGGTCATTGTGGAAAATGAGGTTACATTGTGGATTGATTCGATCTTGCGGAAAGTTGCAGAACTTCCGGGACGCGATTCACCGATTGATAATCCAGACTTGATGCTGGTGAGTGACAAGGAACTTCGCGCGATTCTTGAAGACGCCTGCGAAGAAATCAATCTCACTATCGAATAACCTCCGCCGCGCCGATCCTACGGTAAGCGGTAGCGTCCGACTGGTAATCAGGCCGCTCTACTCTGCATACATAAACCGCAATACAACAGGACGAACGCTGGGAGGCGTGAATAAAATGGCATACAACTTTGATCGGCTCATATCGGCAGGAATCAGCTTCGCGGACGCATCTGCACTCCGCCGCATCTCTATGACGCTTCACCGCTGGCATGAATTGGAATGTGGCGACGGCAACAACTACGCCTCATGGTGCATCGTGCGCGGTGTGAAGACCGGGAAAGTCTTCGAGTATGACGACAACGGCAAGCCGTACCTAGAACGCCACAGCAACACAGAGAACAAGCCCAGTTATACGCTGCTGGCCGACAAGGAACGCGGCGCACTGAAGAGGCTGGCCGCAATCATGGCGAAGCATCCGAAGATCACCGCATACGTCCAGGGCGATCCTCGCGGGTGCGCGCTTTACATCGGCGAAGGCTTGACCGATACCAACTACTCGAACGGCATCGCGGTCTATCAGTAGCCAACCGGGGGCAGCAATGCCCCCACCAACCAGCACGAAGAAAGGGA